TCGACTTCGGCTTCACCAACAAGGTAAAGCTGGAAGGAACCAAGCAGTGGGGCAAGTCTGCCGCAAAGCCGCTGGACGATCTGGAAGACTGGGTGGATCAGGTGCTGACGAACGGCTTTGCCAATGTGGATCACGCCGTCATGGGCAAGACTGCCCTGCGGAACTTCCTGGCAGATGCCGAGGTGCAGAAGATGCTGGACAACCGTCGCATCGAACTGGGTAAGATTGACCCCAAGGACCTGCCCAACGGTGTGCGTTACATCGGTCACCTGAACAAGCCCAACCTGGACATCTACAGCTACGGCGAAGTCTATCTGGACAACTGGACTGATCCGGCCAACCCCGTCACCAAGCGGCTGGTGGACGACAACAAGGTCGCTCTGCTGCCGTCTAATCCGGGCTTTATGCGGGCTTATGCGCTGACCTCGTACATCGACGACACCAAGCGCACCATCACCGCACAGACCCCGCGCCTGCTGCGTACCTATGTGAAGCACGGTCCTGACCGTATGATTCTCGAACTGCAGACACGCCCGCTGACGATTCCTGACAAGGTGGACAGCTGGCTCGTTGCGGAGGTCTGCTAAGACCATGCTGGACGTGGATGACAAGTACGGCACACCCGACACCCCATTGCAGCTGCCCACGTTCAAGGACTTTGTGGCGCAGGATGTGCAGACCGTTTTCTTTAACCTGGACGAGTTCGCCGAGAAACGCTACATCGACGGGAAAGAAATGACCTGCATTACCCAGCACCCCGGCGTGACCGAACGTGCAGCACACTGGGAAGGCGGCGCAAAGCAGAGCTTCGACCAGGGAATGTACAAGGCTGACCTGCTCTTGTATGTCAAGAAGGAGGACTACGGTCCTATGCCGAAGAACGATAAGCTCATAACGCTGGATAAGAAGCGGGATTACAAGATCAAATCCTGCTCTCTGAAAGCCGGCGTATACCGCATGGAGCTTGAGCGCGTGAGAGGGTGAGATAAGTGGCCTACTTCAAAACCAGCTACGATGCTTCCAGCACCACGCTGTCTATCGACGATGAACAGGTTGCCCGTGCCCTCGGAGTGCTGGCGGACAAAACCCCGGCGGCACTGAAAGTGGCGATCAACACCACGGCGCGGCAGACCAGAAAGGTGATGCTGCAGGAAGTGAAGGAACGGTATGATCTCAATGCTGCTGGAAAGCGCATGATCGAAGACCTGCGCCAAAGGCAGAAAGCCACAAACCGCCGCCCGGCGGCAATCCTTGCCATTATGAAAAACGACCCCGGCGCATTCCGGGCAGACCTGGGCTATTTCCGAACCAGCCCCACAAAACCCTATATGGGTCCATCTGTCCGCAATGCGCCGCCATTTTTCCAGGCACACGTCCTGAAAGGCAGCCCGATGATTGACCTTGGCGGCACGAGCAGCAAGAGCAAGGGCTTCCTTGTGAAATTCCAGTCTGGGCATATCGGTATGGTTCAGCGGCAGCTTGGCGTACCGGCTGACAAAGACTATACCGCCAGCGGCAAGAAACGCTGGAAGCCCAATGAGAAACTTGTGACGATGCCCAGCCCTTCTGGCTCTGCCATGCACCATACTGTGTGGGAGATGCAGGAACAGACAGTGGAGCAGATGTTGCAGGACAACACCGAACGGCGCGTTCGGCAGTTGATTGCCAATGCGAAGCGAAAGGGCGTGATCTGATATGGCGGAGAAAATCGCTGGATATACCAGCGAGATGTGCCAGCAGGCCATGATCGACGAATTGACTGAACTTTTCCGGGGAATGACGTTTGGCGGGCAGGAAAGCCCCAAACCCCTGCAAATCTTCAAACAGTTCCTGCCGATCCAGACGACCGACGATGATGAGGCGGATACAAACGATTCCCATTACCCCTGCATCATCGTAATCGAGAGCAGCGGCGAACAGGACAACGAGCATGACCCGCAACTTGTCCTGTTGCAGCTTGTGATCTGCTGCTATGACCGCGGAATTGACCGACAAGGGTATGTAGACACCGTGAACGTGAAAGAAACTATTATGCAGCACTTCAAGCGGAAGCCGATTTTCGGCGGTGCTTTTGAAGTGTCATACCCCAGGAAATGGGAGCTTTCGGACGATGACGCGGATTACTACTATTGGGGAATCGTGAACCTCATTTGCAAAACCCCGAATGGTTTGAAAAATGAAGAAGTGGAGGCTCTGATATGAGTGACGAAAAGAAAACCACTGCGGCGGCAAAGAAAGCCGCGGCGGTGCAGGAGGAAGCTGTGGTGTACTGTGGCCCGACCATCAAAGGTCTGGCTCCGCAGTACACCGTTTTTGTGGGCGGTGTGCCCGCGAAGCTGGCGGAGAAGATGGAGGCAATCCCTGTGCTGAAAGCCTTGACGGTTCCCCGTGAGAAGTTCGCAGAGATGCGGGTGAAGGTCGAGCAGGACGGCACCAGGGAGAACACCCTCTATCAGCGGGCGGATGCTCTGCTGGAAGATGCTGTCACGAACACTGCGGCAGCAGAGTAAGGAGGATGTGAACTATGGCTGTTTCTCATGGCTTTAATCTGACCGAAGCGACCACCAGCGTTTCCGCGCCGGTACAGGTCAGCTCTGGCTTACAGATCATCGTTGGCACTGCCCCTGTCAACCAGCTGGCAAACCCGGCGGCGGCAGTAAACACCCCGCTGTACGTCAGCACCTACAAGGAGGCTGTGGCAGCGGTGGGCTGGTCCAGCGATTTTGCAAAGTACACCCTTTGCGAGGCAATCTCCGCCAACTTCCAGGTGGTTGGCACTGCACCTATCGTCGTAATCAATGTTCTTGATCCGAAAAATAAGAAGCACATCACCGCCCTGGACGAAACCTCTGTGCAGGTCAATGATGGCGTTGCTGAGATCGACAAAGTGGGCATTCTGCTGGAAAAGCTGGTGGTGAAGAAAGACACCACCACGCTGACGGCAGATGTGGACTACATCGCCAGCTTCAACGATGACGGTACTGTGAACCTTGCGCTTATCACCGACGGTGCAGGCGACGGCGCAACCACCCTGACCGTTTCCGGCTCCATCCTGGATGCGTCCAAAGTGACTGCCGATGATATTGTTGGCGGTGTGAACGCTGCCACTGGCGCAGAGACCGGCCTTGAGGTGGTCCGCCAGGTCTACCCCAAACTGAGCAAGGCACCCGGCATCCTGCTGGCCCCGCGTTTCTCCAAAAACGCACAGGTCTGCGCTGCGCTGCAGGCCAAGTGCCGCAAGATCAATGGCCTGTTCAATGCCGTGTGCTTCATCGACCTGGACTGCAGTGCTGACGGCGCACAGAAGTACACCGATGTTGCGGAGCAGAAGACGAAGCAGACGGCGACCTCCCGCGAGGCGTACGCCCTGTGGCTGTACGTCAAGGTTGGCGAAACCGTGTACAGCGGCAGTTCCATGGCGGCAGCGGCGACCGTGTACAACGACAGTCAGAACGGCGACCGCCCCGTTGCAAGCCCTTCTAATGTCACAATTCCCATCTCTGCCGCCTGTCTGGAAGACGGCACGGAAGTGCTGATGGATCAGGAACAGGGCACCTTCCTGAACGACTTGGGCATTGCAACCTTCATCCGCTCCGGCACCGACTTTGTAATTTGGGGCAATGAAACTGCAGCCTACCCGAAAAACACCGACCCGAAGGATATGTTCCTGTGCATCCGCCGCTTCTTCAACTACGCATGGACCAGCTTTGTTCTGGACAACATGAGCAAGTTGGACAAGCCCATGAACCCCAAGCGGCTGCAGTCCATCATTGACAGCGAGAACATGAAGGGCAGCAAGTACGTTTCCGAGGAAGCCTGCGCAAGCTATCGCATGGTAGCTGACACCGAGAAAAACACCGCTGCGGAACTGGTAGCGGGTCACTACCACTTCTACCTCTACTGCACTCCGTTCCCGCCTCTGAAACAGGTGAATGTCACGATGGAGTATGAGGCATCCTCGCTCGTTACTGCCCTGAATCTGTGATAGGAGGATATGAACGATGAGCCTGAATATTTCGAGCAACCTCGTCCCCCAGGTCGTTAATAACTACAATGCCTACACCGGGGACGACAAGATGATCGGCTTGGCAGATGAAGTCACGCTGCCCAAGATCAAAAACAAGACCACCACCGTCAACGGCATGGGTATCGGCGGCGATGTTGACAGCCCTGTGCCGGGTCAGTTTGAGAGCATGGAAGCCACCCTGACCTGGAACACGCTGTACAGCTATGCCACCAAGATGCTGCATCCCGGCCGCTCTGTGCAGATTACCCTTCGTGCTGCTATGCAGAACGAAGACAAAGACGGCGGCTATACTTACAAGGGCCTGCGCATTGTGCTGGGCGGCAAGCCGAAAGAGCTTGACCCCGGCAAGCTGAAGCGGGCATCCACCATGGACAGTTCCACTACGCTGGAAGTGACCCGCTATCTTGTCGAGATCGACGGCGTGACCGTCATCGACATCGACAAGTACGCTGGTCGCTACTATGTTGATGGTGAGGACATCCTCGCCGAAGTAAACGCGCTGATCTGATAAGTTGGAAATTCAGCCGCTCCACTGTGGGGCGGCTGATTCTTTTTAGAGAAAGGAACATCAAGATGGGCAATATCGTTAAGTTCGCAAAACCGTACAGCTTCGAGGGCACCGAGTACACCGAGGTTGACCTCTCCGGCATGGATAAGCTGACGATCCAGGATATGATCGACATCCAGAAGAACCTCGCCAACGAGCTTGCTTCTCTGGCTGCACTGGAAGCAACCACGTCCTTTGCACAGGAGATGGCGACCAAGGCCAGCGGCAAGCCCGTTGAGTTCTTCAAGCTCATGCCACGCGCCAAGATCAAGCAGGTGCAGACGGCAATCCTGCTGAGCCTGAACGCCAAGACCAAGAGCGACCCCGCCAAGCATATCGTCAAGTTCGACGCGCCCTACACCTACAACGGTGAGGAAAAAGCCGACATCAAAGGAAAAACCTTTGAGAGCGTCGATCTGTCCGGCGTAGGTGAACTGAACACCATGAGTGAATCCATGGCGGAGAATCGCCTGGCGGGTTATGGCTTTACCCCGGTGAACACCGGGCACAACTATGCCTATGTGTGCATCATCGCCAGCATGGGCACCGGCTACCCGGTGGACTTTTTCACGGGTCTGCCCCTGTGCGAGGCGGCAAAACTGCGTGATGCCGTGGATGCTGATTTTTTCGAGTAAAGGGTGGAGCCAAGGCTCTGCGCCGGGCGGCAATTCAGCTGTCTATTGCCACACACTCTAACATGACCGACTATCTTTCAATGCCGCGGAAAGAATTGATCCAGCTGTGTGAGGAGGTGTCCGAGGTATGGCAGGAAATGGCGCGTTAGACCTCAGCATCCGTATTATGGGCAAGGTCGATCCCTCTCTGGCGAAAAGCATAAGCCAGGTGAAGGGGCTGACAAACTCCCTGACGGGCGGGCTGCGGACAACCAATTCTCTTGCGAGTACGGTGGCCAACACGGTGGGGCTTATCGGCAAGGCTGGGCTTGGACTGGCCGCTACGCTGACAGGCAGTGTGCTGGTAGGCATGAAGCAGGTGACGAACGAAGCATCAAAGCTGGAAGCGCAGATGGCCCCGGTCGTGCGCTATGTGAACGGCCTGGCAGATGCCAGCGGTAAGGTGTCCGATGCGATAGCCGATAACGGGAAGACGTTCAAGCAGAACTACTCCGATATGGAGAACTACGTCCAGCGGCTTAGTATGGACATCCCCCGCACCACAGAGCAGCTTACGACCATGAGTGCTGCACTGGGTCAGTCCGGCAAGGACGTGACTGAGCAAACCCAGACTGGTATCCTCCGTGATACCGCTGTGGCAGCCACGGCAATGGATTTGGACGACCAGACCGCCGGTGACTACATGGCGAAGTGGGAAGCGTCTTTCACAAAGAGAGATGCTGACGGAAACAAGGTCAATTACTCCCACGACGACGTTATGCGGCTGATGAATCAGATTAACTATTTGGGTGCCAATAACGCAACCACGGCGGCGGAAATTGCATCCAGTGTGAACAAATCAGCTTCCATCGGTCAGCTTGCCGGTGTTGACCCCTCGACCACTGCGGCCATTGCAACGGCGATGCAGGCTACTGGCGTTGATACGGAACGTACCGGCACTACGATTTCCAGAATCTATACCAACATTTCTAAGGGCAGCAGTGCAACGAAAGCTCAAAAGGAGATGTGGGAAGAACTGGGATTTACGGCAGAGGGCGTTGCAAAGTCAATGCAGAAGGATGGCACGGGAACTTTGATGAAGGTTTTCGGTGCTGTCAACCAGCTGCCGGATGAACGGAAAATCGCTGCGCTGAACACGTTGTTCAACCAATGGGCAGTTGAAGGATCGGCAAAGGTAACGAACAACCTTGATCTGCTGATGAAGACCCTATCGGAAGTCAGCGATGAGGCGGCTTATGCGAACAGCATGGAGCGGGAGTTTGCCATCAACACGGGAACGGAAGAAAGCCTGCGCACCATGCGGGATAACGCCAAGACTGTGCTGATGCAAGACCTTGGAGAGCAGCTCTTACCAGCGCAAAAGGAACTGACCCACCTACAGCTGGACATCTACAAGGGAATCGACGAGAGTTTGCCCGACCTGTCCAATCTGGCAAACTCCATCCTGCCCCTGCTGCGCACGGCAGTTGAAGGCATCGGCGGGGCGGTACAGGGAGCATTGCCATGGATTCAGCAGGGTATTGACTACCTGACCGACCACGGCCCGGAAGCCGCAGGCGCAATCGGTGCAATTCTGGCAACGCTGGCCGCTATGAGCATGGCTCCTACTGCATACAGCGCGGGAAGCACTGCGCTGAGCGTGGTGAAGAACCTGACGCTGGGCGGCAAGGCCAGTGGTGCCCCGGGCGGAAAGTTCGGCGGGATTACCGTCGGCAACCTGATGGGGTTGCTCAGTCCGACCAGCCTTTTCCAGAACACAGTTTCCGGCGGCAGCGGGCTATGGAGCAATCGTAGCAATATCCTGAAATCGGCAAAGATGGGCGCATGGATGGCGAACAGTTCCGGGCAAGGCGGTATCGCAGGGCGGCTGAGTTCTTTGGCAGGCGGCGTGATCGGTGCTTTGAACTCGGATGCGTTGACGAGCGGGAAGAAAAAGCCGATGCAGGCCGTTGCTGGGAAAATCTTCGGAGCGGCTGGCTACATCAACAATGTGGCGAACATTCCAACCAATGCAATGAATGCCATGATCGCAGCAGCGAACCCGGCGGGCACAGCGACGGCGACCATTGGAAACGTCCTTGGTGCTGGCGCAAAGGCTGTCTTTGGCAAAGGCGGCCTGAACCTGACGGGCGGCATTGGAGCTGTGGCTGGAAAGCTGGGCGGCGGATTTATGTCGCTGCTTGGAACCTTCGGCCCGGCAATTACGAGCCTTGGAACCATGGTGGCGGTGGTATCTCTGCTGGGCGACCATTTTGAAGACGTGCGGAACATCGTCGGTCAGATATTCGGCGAGGGTGGGCTTGCTGTCTTCGATCAGTTCACCGGGAAAATCTCTGGCATCGGCGACACGATCAAGCAGGTCTTCGGCCAGCTCACCACCCCGGAAGGGCTGCAGAGCATCCAGCAGAAATTGTCTGGCTTCAACATCGGCGGTCTGAATCTCGGTGATGTGTTCGGTGCGGCGATGCCCGCTATCCAGACGGTTATGCCGCTGATCCAGTCCTTTGCTGGTGTGTTCGGCCAGATTGTAGACCTTGGAGCGAACCACATCAAGCCGTTGCTGGTAGAGGTGTTCGGCTTTGTTGTGAACCAGGGCATCCCGGCGGTAATGCCGCTGCTTTCTACCGTCGTCAGTCTGGTGGGCACAGTTCTTGTGAATGCCATCAAGACGGTAATTGACGTGATCGGTAAGCTGCTGCCGGTGGCGGAGCCTGTGGTACTGGGCATCATCGGGCTGGTGAAGGGCATTGTCGGCGTTGTGGTGAACGTGGTGAACGCAATCATCCGCACACTGAACAAGATCAACTTCACGGTTCCCGATTGGGTGCCCGCTCTGGGCGGAAAGCGGTTCGGCTTCAACCTGACCGAAGTGACCCTGCCGAAGTTTGCGGACGGCGGCTTTACCAATGGGCCGTCTCTGGCTGGCGAAGCAGGAACCGAAGCAATCATCAGTTTCCGCCGCTCTCAGCGTGAGCAGAACATCGACACATGGATGCAGGCTGGCAAGATGCTGGGCGTTCCCATTGCATCGGCTATGATCCAAGGCTCTGACTTCGGTGTGGCGTTCCGGCGCACGACGGAACTTGCCAACTATGCGGCGGATGCACTGGAAGGTGCAGCGGCATCGGGCAACGCAACGGCGCAGAAGGTGCTGGATAATTCCAGAGTGCAGCAGGCATTGAGCTTTGCTCGAAGGGCAGATGTGGCGCAGGCGCAGCTTGAGCGACTGTCTGATTTGGACGGTTACGATTTGAGCAACCTCACCTTCTTCCCGACGGCGGGCGATGCGGCCTTGACGCGGCAGAACCTTGCCATGCTGGAAAACCTGCGGGATCACCAGCAGGAGGTGGAAGTGCCGTCCATCACGGGCGACAATGGCACAAACTCCGGCTCCGGGCAGCCCGGCGGAACGGGAGGCTATCAGCGAAGCTATACCAGTTCCAGCGGCAACACCTATGTTTACGCTCCGAACTTCATCATTTACGGAAGCATGGACCCGGAAGACCTGCGTTCTCTCATGGATGACGGGTACGAGCGGTTCTGTGAGTATGTGGAGAAGTACGAACGGGAAAGGAAGCGTATGGATTATGGCACTTGAGTACACAACGAAGTCCGGCGACACCTGGGATCAGATCGCCTACACCGTGTACGGCAGCGAGTTGAAAGCTGACTGGCTGATGCAGGCCAATCCTGAGTATATCGAATTTACCCGGTTCGATTCCGGGCTGGTGCTGTCAACACCGACTCTCCCGGCTGAAAAGAGCGGCACCCTGCCGCCGTGGAAAGCGGGGGCATGAGCATGATGTTGGCAATAGCGAGACCCAAAGGCCGTCAGGCAACGATCCTGCTGAAATATGAAAAAAAAGATGTTTCGGCAGAGATCGCACCTGACATTGAAAGTTTTCGGTATACAGATGCCGCAGCATCGCAGAGCGACAGCGTGAGTATTACGGTGAATGCCAAAGCCGACAAGTGGAAGAATGACTGGATGCCGGAAAAGGGCGTGAAACTCTACCCGACCATCGTAGTCAAGGACTGGAACATTGGAGGGGTGAGCAGCGGCTACCGGGATTACAGTGCCGAATGCGGCGCATTTGTGCTGGACGACATGAGCTTTTCCAGCACCCCGGACACCCTGACAATGGGCGGCGTGGCAAAGCCGAACGATACCAGTTTCAGTGAACGGAACCGCACCTTCACCTGGAAAAAGACCAGCGTGAAGAAAATTGCGGAAACCATTGCCGGGCGGTACGGGCTGGATTTTGAGTTCGACGGCGACGACCACGACATTGACGCCAAGGAACAGGATGCCACCGACAGTTCATTCCTGCAGGACCTCTGCGACACCTACGCCCTGGTTATCAAGGCCTACGCTGCAAAGCTGTGGGTCTATGACCGGGAGAAGTACAAAGCGAAGGATGCGGTCTGGACGGTATACGAGGCGGCTCCGCCCGGGAATCCGACCGCGCTGTGCGTGGAGCGGGGCAGCTTCAAGTGGAGTACCAAGTTGACGGGCACCTACACCGGCGGCGTGTACACCTATACCAACAAGACCAAGAAAATCAATATCAACGTCAAGGTGGGCACCGAGGAACGGCAGCTGAAACTTTCCGGCAAGGTGAGCAGTGAGGCAGACGCAAAAGCCCGGCTGATCGCCAAGCTCAAAAACGCCAACCACGGCGCAACGACCATCAGCTTCACGATTCCGGGCTACCCGGTGGGAGCATCGGCGCAGTGCATCAACGTGGTGGGCTTCGGGAAAATGGCCGGGAAATACTTCATTGACGAGATGGAACATAGCTATTCGCCATCCGGCGGATATAAAACCCAGGTCAAGGCCAGCAAGGTGGAACAGGAGGAATTTGCATGAGCGAAGTTAGAGTGGGCTATGTGAGTTCCATCGACTACGAGAACGGCCTTTGCGAGATTCACTACCCGGATCGTGACGATACCGTGACCGAGATGGTGCCGTTTCTCTCCAACCGGGAGTATCGAACGCCGGAAGTGGAAGATATGGTGCTTGTGCTGCACCCCGGGGATAGCCCAGAAGATGCGGTGGTGGTGGGCACGATCTGGAACGATAAAATCAAACCGGCGGAGGGCAAGAAGGGCATCTACCGCAAGGAGTTCTCCAACAAGGATGGACAAGCATACCGAAAGTTTGATGCAAACGCAAAAGAACTGACGGACCATGTGGACGGGAAGCACATTCTCGAAGCAAAGAGCCTGGAAATCAAGGTGGGCGGCGCAACCGTTACGATCAGCGAAAGCGGAGCCGTGTCGGTAAACTCCCCGGCGGGAATCACCATCAAGGCTGCCGGAACGCTGGAACTGTCCGCCAGCACGATCACGGCCAGTGCCGGAACGGTGAACATCACCGGCGGCGGTGGCGACGTGGTAGTGTCTGGCAAGTCTTTGGTGAACCACATGCACACGGGCAACCTGGGCAATCAGACCAGCCCACCGACGTAAGGAGGTGCGGAAATGTATGTTGGCATTTTCGGAGATGTGATTTTCTCCGTGGGGCACCTGCGGACGCTGACCCTCTCCAACTTCAAGGGTAGCACCGGCGCAGAGTGGGTTGAGCATAAGGTCATCAACGGCAAGGCGAAGCCGGAGTACGTCGGCCCGAAGCTCAAGGAGTACACCTGCGATATTCTGCTAGATGCCGCCCATGGCGTGAATCCGCGCAAGATGCTGAAACGCTTGACGCAGATGGCGGAAGACGGTGAGGTTCACTACTTCATCATCGGCTTTGCCCCGCTGTCAGAAAACCGATTCAGAATCACCGATGTAAGTGAAAGCTGGGATGCCGTGATAAAACACGGCCTGCTGGTACAGTGCAAGGTGAGCCTGACAATAAAGGAGTATGTATGATCGACATCAGCAACACGATGCTTGCCCTGTCCGAAGACAGCGCAACGCAGGAGGAAATACAGGATGTTGCGCGGTGCCTGCGCACACTGTACTCCACCCCTCTTGGAAGCCAGGAGGGTGACCGCAGCCTTGGTATTGACCAGGGCGTTTTTCTTGATAAGCCCATCGAAGTGGCAAAGGCTCTGTATGTCCGGGAAGTGACCGAGAAGACAGCAGAGTTTGAGCCGCGGGCACGGGTGGTGCGGGTTGACTGGCTGGAAAGCGACGTCGTCCGCGGCGAAGTGATTCCGAAGGTGGTGTACGAACTTGTCTAAGATCAAGGCTTTTGAAAATCTCCCCGACATTGAAGTTGAAGGTGCTGAAACGCTGGAAGAAGCCATTGAAGACTGCAAGGCACTGTATGCAAAGTTCGATAAGGAGCTTGACGGAACAGAAAGCACCCCGTTGGCACGGTGCAATGAGGCGCGGCTTGTCCTGCTTACACTGGCGCACCGATCCCATCACACGATCGAGTATGCCACAAACGCTCTGAAAGCGGAACTTCTGCCCACAAGCACCGGGGCAAACCTGGACAACCTCGTTCCTTTCGTGGGAACGGAACGCCTGCAGGCTGGATATGCCACCACGGTGTTGCGGTTCACGCTGGCCGCTGCCCGGACGAGTACAACGATCATCCCGGAAGGAACGCAAACCAGGACGGCAGACAAACGGTATTTCACCACGAGCGAGTATGCGGAGATTCCGGCTGGTGAGTTGACCGTGGATGTTCCGGCGGTGGCGGTAGATGCCGGCGCAGACAGCACGGGAATTGCCATTGGCGAGATCAACGTGCTGGTTGACCCGATCCCGTATGTGGCATCGGTGGAGAATACCTCCGTAACCAGCGGCGGCGTGGAAAAAGAGGACGACGATTCCCTGACAGAACGTGCCTACATTGCGCCGTCCAATGTGTCCGTGGCTGGCCCGGTCGATCTGTATGAATACTTTGCCCGAAGCTGGCGCAGCGACGTCACCGCCGCAAAGCCTATCTGCGAGGATGGGTACACGGTCTATATCTATTTCCTGCTGAAAGATGGCCGACTTCCGACGGAGGAAGAATGCCGAGAGCTGGAACGCTACTTTGCAGACATAAAGAAGCCGATGGGTGATCTTGTGGTCGGCGTTCCCCCGGAGGAAGTGCCGTACAGCATCAACCTGACCTATTACATCGCATCCAGCAATGTCAAAAATGCAGGACTGATCCAGGAGAACGTAGAGAAAGCAGTGGAGGAATACAAGACCTGGCAAAGAAAAATCGGCTTGGACATCGACCCGGCGGAACTCATCATGCGGGTGCGGGAGGCCGGGGCGAAACGCCCGCGGCTGACTGCCCCGGTTGATACCGTGGTGTCCAAAATCCAGGTGTCGAAGGTGACGGAGTGCAAGATCACCTACGGAGGTATCGAAGATGATTAAGATCGGTGATACCGGCCTTTTGGAAGGTCTGCCGCCCGGCATTGCAGAGCAGCACTGGGTTAAGGTCATTGACGCAGTATATCGGGAGCGGCTGAAAAAAGAACTGAAAGTCATCGAGCGCATCCACGTCTACACCGCAATAGATTCTTTGCCGGAAGACCTGCTGGATGTTCTGGCGGTTCAGTTCAAGGTGGACTGGTATCGGGATGATTACCCGGTGGAAACAAAACGCCGGGTCATCAAGACGGCCATGGAGGTGCGGCGGTACTGCGGCACTGAATGGGCGGTGAAGCAGGCAATCTCAGCAATCTATCCCAACTCGGAGATCGTGGAGTGGTACGACTACGGCGGAACGCCGGGGCACTGGCGGCTCCGCGTCAACATCACGGAGAACGCCGACATCTCCTACTACACCATCAAGAGAATGGAAGACCTGCTGGGATATGCCCGCCGCTGTACGGCGCACCTGGAAGGGATCAGCTACCTGATCTTCAACGATACGACCACAGCCTACGTCGGAGCTGGCTACCACGGCACAACCCAGCGTGTGGCCGTGCCCATCGCTGGCACCCTGCGCCCCCGTGAATTGCTGTCCACGACCTACGCAAAGGCGGGAGTGTGGGGCACCCGGCAGCAGGAATCGACGAAGATCATCGGAATCCTGCGGCCGAAGGACCACAAGGCTGCCACATACGCCCCGGTGGGCTGCGCTGCTATACGGATGCAGATGACAGCCTACATCAAAGGAAATATTCGCCCGGCGGATCACAAGGCAACAACCTTGGCTCCGGCGGGCATTGCTGCATACAGGCAGCAAATTGAAGTCAGAATCGGAGGCATGAATACATGAGTTGGAACAAATCTGTCTTTACAACCGTCGGCACGGATATGATGTCTGAGGTCTTGTCCGGCGCAACGATGACGATCACCAAGGCCGTGGGCGGCTCCGGCACCACGGAGGAAGCTTCGCTGGCAGCCCTCACCGATGTGCAGGAGGAAAAGCAGACCCTTAAAATCCTCGGCATCGAAGATGCAAGCGACAACACCGGCAACGATGCTGGCAAGCGCATCAAAATCCAGATCACGAACGGTGATGTGGAAGCGGGCTATATCCTGCATCAGGTCGGTGTATACGCAAAGCTGACCGACGGCGATGAAACGCTGCTCCTTATCATGCAGGATGACCGCGGCGTTGAAATCCCGTCCCACACCGAGAACAGCGACTTCGTAATTGAACTGTTCGGTGTCATGGCAATTTCCAATATCGCCAACATCAAAGTGACCGTTGACCCGAGCGCGGTTGCGTCCGTGAAGATGGTGAACGATCAGGTTAAACAGATCAACACCAAAATCGACGATACCAAAAAGGCTTTGCAAGATGAAGCAAAGGAAACCTATGTGCCTCTGTCCGGCGGTACGCTGACGGGTCCGCTGGTTATGCCCGGCGGTGGCAAGGCCATCAGCATCCTGGATAATGCTGGCACCCACAATATGATCTACCGGGGGAAAAACTTGGGCAGAAGCCTGACCGCAGAGCAGGCCGCTGCTATCAAAGCTGGTACGTTCGAGGATATTTACCTCGGCGATTACTGGCAGATCGACGGCGTGGACTACATTGTGGCCGGTTTCGACTACTGGTATCAGTGCGGCGATACTGCCTGCACCACACACCATGTTGTCATCATCCCCCGCAACCATCTGTACACCTACCACATGAACGCCAGCAACACAACTGAGGGCGGCTATGTGGGCAGCGATATGTATAAAAACGGCCTGACGCAGGCAAAGGCAACCTTCAATGCTGCCTTTGGCTCTGCCCACATCCTGAACCACCGTGAGCATCTGACAAACGCCGTGTCCAACGGCAGACCGTCCGGCGGCACCTGGTATGACAGCACCGTGGAACTCCCCAACGAGAACATGATGTACGGCAGCCATATCTTTGCTCCTGCCTCTGACGGCACCAACATTCCGAACAACTACACGATCTCCAAATCCCAACTGCCGTTGTTCCGGCTGGCACCGTGGTTGAGCTTCACCCGTAGTTATTGGTGCTGGCTGCGAGACGTTGTCTCGGCAGCCTCTTTCGCCGACGCGGACAACCTCGGGAATTGCAACTACGGCAACGCCTCGGATGAGGCTGGTGTCCGCCCCGTCGCCGGGCTGATCGGCTGATCGAACATCCCACGGGCTTGTACCGTGGGATTGAGAGCAGGACAGGAAGTGAAAGAAAACGTCTGTACCAGTACACAAACGAACGCCTTCCAGACTGGAAGCGCACCACCTTGCGCTTGAAATCAGCAAAGAGGTTACGACGGAACTTGCCCGCACCTTTGGGTATAGCAGGACAAAGTTTGAAAAACACCTCGAAGCCATGACGAAGTACATCCCTGCAGGCCCGGAGCGAGAAAAGGCAGTCGCACAAATCCGGGAGCAGGAACAAGACTTCAACCTTTGGCTGATCGAGCAGGAGCGGAAGCGGATGCACGATCTTTCCCGCGACATTCCGCACCACCTCCGTGCGGCAAACTCCATCTGGCCGAGCTGCCAGCTGGAATTGGACGCGCGACGGCTGGAACTCGACAAGGCCATTGCCGCCTGCTGGATGCTGATGGACGAATTGCAGTATGTAGCGGAGGCTCTGCCTGCGGATTTTAACAAGTTCACGAAGCTGGCTCTGAAAATTGAGGAACTGGTGAACAAAATTAAAGCTCTGCGAAAATCAGATGCAAAGCGTTTCAAACAGATGGAAGGAAAATAATAACACAATAGGGTGACTTTTGTACGTTGTCTCGGCAGCCTATTTCGCCAACGCGAACAACAACGGGAATTGCAACTACAACAACGCCTCGAATGAGGCTGGTGTCCGCCCCGTCGCCGGGCTTTTGGATTTCACAACCACACAAAGGGCAAGGCCCGGTGCGGCTCTGTGAAAGGAAAGGTCATCCTTTCGTAGGAAATCTGCGATAAATACTAACTGTGACGTTCCCGGTTACGACCGATGGAGCTATTGTACAGTTTATTTCAGGGAAATATGAGTAAATACACAGATGCAAATTATATCCATGAAGCAGGAACCAAAGCAATGAAAGCGTCGATGTTCAAATACAAAACGCAGTTATACGAGATAAATCATCTGCTCGAAACTGCGCATATTCAGAAAGCCATGGAGGACGGCACATATAAGCCTGAGCCGGGCTTGAAATTTGGCATCAAGGAAAGAGGCCACGCACGGTATATCACGAGTGCGGCAACCGCAGACAAGGCGGTGAACCACATTACCTGCGACGAATACCTCACACCGCTGCTTCAAAAATATTTGCAGTACGACAATTCGTCTTCACAGGTTGGAAAAGGTGTTGCGTTTCATCGGCATCGCTTTGAAATCCAGCTGCGAAAATACTATGAGCGGGAGGGCACCAATGAAGGTTACATCGGATTCTCGGACTTCTCCGGCTACTACGACAACATTGTGCATGAAGTCGCATTGGCCCAGTTCAGCCAGTATCTTGCGCGGGAAATCAAAGACCCGGAAGAACTGGCGGATGTTATGGACAAACTGCGGTTGGCATTCCGCACTTTTGAATTGGATGTTTCCCGTTTCGCAGATGAGGAAATCGAGAAAATGTACCATGAAAAGGTGCGTTCAACGCTCAATATTGGCGTTCCATCATCCGCCCTGACGGGCGAGAAAATGCTGCGGAAGGGCGCAGATATAGGCAACCAAGTTTCACAAAATACAGGAATATTTCTCCCGGTGCCCATTGATAACTACGTCAAGATCGTGTGCGCAGTGAAGGGCTATGGAAGATATTCGGACGATTTCTACATCATCGACAAAAGCAAAGAGCATTTGCAAGAGGTAATGGCCGGGGTCAGGCAGTGGGCAGAAAAATTGGGAATCATCATCAACGAAAAGAAAACCCACATCTGTAAATTGTCCGGCCAGTATCGCCACTTGCAAGTGCTTTATTCTTTGCAGGAAGATGGGCGGATTATCCGAAAGATCAACCCAAAAGCCATCACGAGAGAACGACGGAAGCTCAAAGCGTACAAGCGGAAAATGGATGCCGGAGTAATGACCTATGAGGAAATCGAAAATTCTTACAAATCATGGATTTGCGCCAACTACAAGTACATGAGCAGGAAGCAAATTCACAATATGACGAACTTGTTTAAGGACTTGTTCGGGAAGGAGCCAACATGGAAGAAACACGGACATGGACGGTTGCGCTGGCTGATGGCACACTGATTGAAAACCTGACGCTGGGCGGCAATAACTTCCAGTCGGAGACTGAGATCACGGCGGATATTTTCGACGGCAATTTATCGGAGGTGCATATTTCTGCCAGTGACGGCGATATGACCGGGTGCGCCTACTCGGACACCCTGCACAACGCGGAGCTTGTGCAGATTACCCCGCCCGAGGATAACCCGGATGGCAAGTGGTGGTTCATTCTGCGGGAACTGTCCGAAGATGAACTGTTCAAAATGCGGGTACGGGCACAGCTTGATTACCTCGCCATGAACAGCGATATTGACCTGGAGGATATGTGATATGGATATGACTGAACATAGCAAGAAGTTCCACGATGTCAAAAGCTACTACGATCACCGCATTTGGAGCAAGGCTACTGTGGCAAAGTCCGTCAAGAAGGGCTGGATCACAGCCGAAGAGTATGCGGAGATCGTTGGTGAACCGTATGCAGCATAAAAGCTGGCCTGCTCTCTGCGAAAGCCTGCTGGACAGGCTGGAAACGATGGGAGCGGACACCGCCACCGAGCGGGCCGAGTTTGGCGTACTGATGGTGGACTGCTGCATGAGAGGGTGCGGGGCAGACCTGCGCCCGGAAGGAGATGTTGAAGATGGCGATTAAAGCCTATTCCTATGCAAAGGACGGGAGCAAAGCTCTGAGCAAGAACTTTCACGTCCGGGAGTTTCAGTGTAAGGACCACAGCGACCCGATCTTTATCGACGACGAGCTTGTGACCCTGCTGCAGAAAATCCGGGATCACTTCGGTAAGGCGGTGAATATCAATAGTGCTTTCCGCACCGCCAGCCACAACGAAAGGCAGAAGAAAGCATCCAAGCACAGCCAGCACCTTTATGGCAAAGCGGCTGACATCTGGATCGCTGGTGTTTCGGTTGACGCACTGGCCGCTTATGCCGAAACTCTGCTGCCCGGCAAGGGCGGCATTGGTCGGTACTACACGGACGGTTTCGTTCACGTTGATGTACGGGAGGTGAAATCCAGATGGGTGACGCAGTAAAGAATGGAGTGTGCGGGATGATTGGACTGGTTGGAAGCCTGATCGCAAGTCAGTTCGGCGGATGGGATGCAGCACTTTCCACGCTGGTTCTTTTTATGGCCGTGGATTATGTCACGGGGCTGGTGGTCGCCGGTGTGTTTCATGCCAGCCCCAAGAGCAAAAACGGTGCGTTGGAATCTCGGGCAGGATGGAAAGGGCTGTGCCGTAAAGGTGTGACCCTGCTGATCGTGTTGGTGGCTTGCCACCTCGATACGGTGATGGGATCGAATTTTATCAGGGACGCCGTTGTCATTGCCTTTATCGCAAACGAAACCTTGTCGATCATCGAAAACGCTGGTCTGATGGGTATTCCCATCCCAAAGGCGTTGACCGGGGCTATTGAAATTTTGAAGCAGAAGTCCGAACAGGACAGTAAGGAGAACTGAATTATGAACGCTCATATCTACACCGAGAAGACTGTTTCCGCCGGCACTGTTACCCGCACCATCTGCCTCACGGTGGCACTGGCAAACCAGCTGCTCTCTGCGATGGGAAAGCCCATCCTGCCCATTGAGAACAGCACCATTGAACAGCTGGTGTCCGCTGGATTCACCATCGCCGCGGCGATCCCCGGCTTTTGGTTCAATAACAGCTTCACCAAAGCGGCACTGAAAGCCGACGAGGATTTGAAGCGGTACAAGAACCAGCTGTAATAAGACCACGGCTCTGCTTTTCCTGAAGCCCTGCGTTCCACGCGGGGTATTGATGTAGGAAAAGCGGGGCAATCTGCCCCCGCTGGCAGCCTGTTTTAGGGTTGCTGGCGGGGGCTTTTTTCTTTGCCTGGAAGTTTTGCACAAAGGAACAGTGAAAAATGTGGAAAGTCTGCATATTGACAACAGCACATCGTATCTTTTACGCTTGAAATGCAAAGAAACGCCAGAATTGAAAGGAGGAACAGGGCGTGAGAGTGTTCAAACACCTAAACTTTACGGACCGTCTTCGCATTGAGAAGTGGAAAAAGGAAGGAATGAGGACACGAGAGATAGCGGAAAAGTTGCGTGTTGATCCTTCGACGGTATACCGGGAACTAAAACGGGGCAGCTATGACAGGCTGGACGGCAAAACATGGGAGATGATCCCGACGTACAGCCCAGATATAGCGGAACAGAGGTATCAAGCAAACCTCCGAGAAAAAGGACCGGACCTTAAAATCGGAAAGGACCATGAGTTGGCAGCTTATATCGAACAGACTATTATAGAGAAAGACTGCTCCCCGGCGGCAGTGTATGGCTATGCAATGGAAGAAGGACGGACATTCAAGACCCACATCTCCGTTCCTACCATTTACAGCTACATCAAGAAAGGCGTGTTTCTGAACCTGACACAGGTAGCTTTGCCCAGGCATGGCGTACATAAGAACGAATATAAAAAGGTGAAGAAGAAGGAACCTGCCCGTGCGCCGGCAGGAGAAAGCATTGATAAACGCCCGGAAGAAATCCAGAGCCGGGAAGAATTTGGACACTGGGAAATGGACACGGTATACTCCGGCAAAAAGAAAAGCACCGCGGCATTGCTAGTGCTGACCGAGCGCAAGACCAGGAATGAGAAGATCATCCTCGTTCCGAACCGCCGTGCGGAAACGACCGTGCGGGCACTGGATGCCATAGAACGGAAGCTTGGCGCAGAGAAGTTCGGCACTATATATAAGAGCATCACTGTGGACAACGGAACCGAGTTCGCAATGGCGGACGAGATTGAGCGTTCCTGCCTGATCGACGGCCAGCGGACGAAGGTGTACTACTGCCACCCGTATTCCTCTTGGGAGCGGGGCAGCAATGAGAATGTGAATGGCATGATTCGCAGACGTCATCCCAAAGGAACGAACTTTGCCAATGTGACCCAGGAAGAAATCGCAGCTACGGAGAACTGGATCAACAACTACCCCCGGAAGATTCACGGGTATAAGAGTGCGGCGACCATGTTCCGCCAATGCCTGCGGGAACTGGGGCTGACCGCATAACGAAAAGTAAAGTAACCATTATATAAGAGAGCGAGCGCATAGCTGGAAAGGCGGGGCGGGAAGAAAGGGTTGGTAAAACTGAACGAATGAAAGAGGCTGCAAGGAAGCAAAACTTGACGGCCTGTTTGTGTTGTGCTAAAATACACAAAAAATCAGGCGAAAATTTGTTGAACTTAGTGATTGATTTATCGATTTGGAAAAAAGATGCAAAAAAGTGTTGAC